TATGAAGGAGATTTTGCGTCACGAAGAAGTATCATATATACTATGACGTTTACCGCAAAAGTTAATTTTTATGGACCAATAAGTGAGCAAGGTGTGATTAAAACAGTAGTAGCAGATGCATTCTTAGACAATGCCGCTATAGCAGGTACGTCATCAACTGTGACCTCTAGATTGACTACTACACCGAACCCAACATCTGCCGATAGTGATGATGATTATGGATTTACAGAGACTTGGACAGAACCTAACGGATAGAAAGTTTAGATAATAAATGGCAAAGATAAGTGATGAAACAGAGGTATCGTTACCACTCAGAAATATGATTAGTATGATTGCTGGTGCATCACTAGCAACGTGGGCGTATTTTGGATTGGTAGAGAGACTAAATAAATTAGAAACTAACTATACTATGCAAACTGCAGACGTTGAAATGAACACCGAGTTTAGAATAAAATGGCCGAGGGGTGAGATGGGAAGTCTACCCGCCGACAGTGAACAATTTATGTTGATAGAACACCTTGCCGGTGAACTAGAAAAGTTGCAAGAAGAAATTGAAACGGGTCAAGCACCTTTTGACCAACAACAAAAATTGACGCTAGAGTTTTATGAAAAAAGAATTAATTCAATGGAAGAACAGATAGAAAAACTCAAAGATGCTCAATTACAGATAAAGACACAAAACGGGCATTAAAATGATTGAAACAGGAATAGTACTATTAATGTTCTTTGGCGCACCAGCAACGCTTAAAGAATATACATTAAGAGACGGACTAAGCGAATGTCTCAAAGCAAAAAGAACGATTGAACGAAATGTAAAATCGCCAGGCGCAGAAGAATATAAAGGTTCAATGCGACTAGCGTGTAAGAAACTTAAAGTAGAAGTCGATAGTGATAATAGAATTATTAGATTTGTTGACGATGTAGATAGGGTTCTTGGACCCCAATAAAGGAGACCCACAGTGGCGACTAAAACAGTATTAAATACAACTGCAACAAGAGCAACATTTTCTGTATCTGGAGATTTTACTGCAGGTTCAGTAGATATCGACTTAGATGTAGATACTCTTGGTAGAGATGAAACTGCAACTGATCCTTCTTGTTCTATACTACAGATAGATTACGATAATAATGTAGGAGACATACAAGTTTATCGTGTAACTGAACCTAACTTAACTACAGTGTTTACGTTTAGTGGAGAAGGTACAGGTTCAATTATTAATACTGGACAAGTAGGTTTATCTGCAGAACCTACAAGAGATTTAAGAATTTTTATTGAAGATGGAACTGTGACGATTACTTTGAAAAAAGAATCCGGTTTCACGCAATTATAAGGTGTGATATGAGTAAAATTGATGATAAACTAAATCGAGTATTCGACATAGCAGAACAATTACCAGGAAATGATATAACACCTTCAACGCATTTACCAGTAGTAGATGCGACTAAAGAAGACAAAGATGCTGACTATGAACTAGCAAGAAACAACTTTCACTTACTAATAGAGAAAGGTAATACTGCAATCGAAGGTATATTACAACTAGCAAGAGAAGCAGAGAACCCACGTTCATATGAAGTAGCAGGACAATTAATTAAGACAGTTAGTGATGTTACGCAAGATTTGATGAAACTACAAAAGAATATGAAAGACTTAAATAAAGTAGAAGACAATGCGCCCAAAAATGTAACAAACGCATTATTTGTTGGATCAACTGCAGAGTTGCAAAAATTAATTAAGGGCGAGAAAGAAATAAAGGTGGTGGACAATGAGTGATTTTGATTTTGGTTTTACAGCGGTAGATGAAGATGAACTAGAAGTTGTTCAGAAAGCATCAGCAAGTGCAGAAAGTAATGCCTCGCAAGTAAACAAGTTAGAAAATAAAGTAGATAAAATCTACAACGCAGTTCTTCCTCTGTTATCTAATTTAAAAAAGAATCCAGAGAAAGATTATATATATTGGCCAAATCGTAATTTAAAGATTGACCAGTTTGAAGTAGTACTACAGAAGATTATAAATGAGTGATAATTATTTAGGAAATCCTAATCTTAAAAAAACGAATGTTCAGCAAGAATTTACTGCAGAACAAATCGAAGAGTATGTTAAGTGTTCTAAAGACCCTGGATACTTTATCGAAAAGTATATTAAGATTGTTAATCTTGACGAAGGTTTTATTCCATTTGAGATGTATCCATTTCAAAAGAAGATGGTTAAAACTTTTCACAAGAATAGATTTTCTATTTGTAAAATTCCTAGACAGTCTGGTAAGTCAACTACAGTGTGTTCATATATTCTATGGTATTCACTATTTAATCCTACTGTCAACTGTGCCATTCTTGCAAACAAAGGCGCATTAGCAAGAGACTTACTTGCAAAAATTCATATGTCATATGAAGCATTACCAGAATGGTTACAACAAGGTATTAAAGAATGGAACAAAGGTTCTATTGTTCTAGAAAATGATAGTAAAATTATAGCGTCATCAACTTCATCAAGTGCAGTTCGTGGTGGATCATATAACTTAGTATTTCTAGATGAGTTTGCATTTGTTCCTTTTAATCTTGCAGAAGATTTCTTCCGTTCTGTATATCCTACTATTACTTCTGGTAAAAATACAAAAGTTATGGTTGTATCTACACCGAATGGTATGAACCACTTCTATAAGATGTGGGTAGATGCTGAAGAGAAGAGAAGTAATTATGCGACTATTGAAGTTGAATGGGATGATATTCCAGGTAGAGGCGCAAGGTTTAAAGAAGAGACAATCAAAAATACTTCACCAGAACAATGGCAACAAGAATTTGAGTGTCAGTTCCTAGGTTCAAGTAATACACTAATTAATCCTAATGCACTAAGAAATCTAGCATATGTGCAACCAGAGTATAATAAGAACGATGTAACTGTCTATGAGAAGGCGCAAGAAGGACATTCATATGTTTGTACAGTTGACGTTGCAAGGGGCGTAGGAATTGACTACAGTGCTTTTACAGTTGTAGATATTACAGAGATGCCTTTCAAAGTTGTATGTAAATACAAGAGCAATGAAATATCTCCTTTGATGTATCCTACAATAATTAATCAAATGGCAACTCATTATAATCAAGCATATGTGCTTGTTGAGGTCAATGATATAGGTCAGCAAGTCGCCGATATTCTAAATAATGAGATAGAATATGAAAATCTATTATCTACCCAATGGAAAGGTAGAGCAGGACAAGTTTTAGGAGGCGGATTCGGAGGTGGTAATAACACACTAGGTGTTCGTACAACAGGTCAAATGAAACGACTAGGTTGTAGTAATCTGAAAAACCTCATAGAAGAAAATAAGTTAATCATTCAAGATTTTGATACGATTAACGAACTATCAACTTTTGTAAGTAGAAAAGGTTCTTACGAAGCACAAGAAGGTAGTCACGATGATTTGGTTATGTGTTTAGTGATGTTTGCATGGTTAAGTGGACAACCGTATTTCAAAGAGTTTGCAGAAACAGACATACGACAAAAACTATATAAAGAGAAGATGCAGGCGATAGAAGATGAACTAACTCCATTTGGGTTTGTAACCGGAGGCGACAGCAATGATGCTGAAACCTTTGTAGAAGATGGAGATAGATGGTCCGTAGTTAATCAAAGTAGCAATTGGTAAACGTATAAATAATAATGTAAATGAACTACGACTTTATTTTAAAGATATAAAACGGGAGTAAATAAAATGGCATTTCAACTTTCACCAGGCGTTCTAGTACGAGAAATCGACTTGACACAGGTTGTGCCAGCAGTAGCAACCTCACCAGGCGCCTATGCAGGTGTTTTTCAGTGGGGACCTGTAGACGAGGTAATTAATGTAGGTTCAGAGAACGAATTAGTAGAAAAATTCGGTCAACCTGATGCAAGTACATTTTCTTACTTCTTTACTGCGGCAAACTTTCTGTCATATGGGTCTAATCTTCAAGTGGTTAGAGCGGCGACAGGCAATACCAATGCGGCACAAGACGGCAGTGGTTTCCTAATTAAGAATGAATCCCACTACGATACACTAGGCGCTTCAGCAGTTGCTAGTGGACTCGGAGATTGGGGAGCGAAGTATCCAGGAACTTTGGGTAATTCAATCAAAGTATCAGTTTGTATGAATGCAAACTCATATTCACAGACAAACGTAACAACAACGACTGCAAGTACAGCATCGGGTTCGACTACAATAGCAGTAGTTGCCGCCGCTAATTTGATTGCAGGAGATATCGTTACTTTCGGTAATCATACGACAGAATATGAAATTACTGGTATTTCAACAAACACACTCACTATCAGAGAAAAAGGTAAGACTACTGGTCTTACTCAAGCAGTAGATGGATCAAGTTCTGCAGTCAACGTATCAGTAAAATGGTTTTTTGCTGACGATTTTGACGGCGCACCAGGAACATCTGCACAAGCAACAGCAAGAGGTGGAGCGAATGACGAAATTCATGTAGTCGTAATTGACGAAGATGGATTGTGGTCTGAAACTGCAGGAACAGTTCTTGAGAAGTTTTCAAATCTCTCAGTTGCAAGTGACGCTAAAAAATCTGATGGTACTGTAAATTTCTATAAAGACCACATCAATACATATTCAAGATATATTTGGTGGGGCGACCATCACACTGATTTTGATAGTGATGTAGGTGCCGCCGCTGGATTACTGAATAACACTTTCTCACACACTGGCAGAAAACCTCAATATGTTTCACTTGCTGGTGGTACTGATGATAACGCACCAACTGATGGTGAACTTCAAACTGCATTTGCTCACTTTGCAAATGATGAAAAGTATGATGTTTCACTAATTCCAGTAGGTCCTGTATCAGGTACAGTAGCAAAGTACGTTGTCGATAACGTAGCAGAAATCAGAAAAGACTGTATGGTATTCTTATCACCAGAACTTGCTGATGCTCAAGCAACAGACGCCGCTACACAGATTGTAGACTTCAGAGATGTAGGTGCTAATATCAACTCATCTTTCGCAGTCATGGACAGTGGTTGGAAATATCAATATGACAGATACAACGATGTGTATCGTTACATTCCTTTGAATGGTGACGTTGCTGGTTGTTGTGTTAGAACAGACTTAGTTGCTGATCCTTTCTTTAGTCCTGCTGGATTCAATAGAGGTCAGATTAAAAATGCAGTTAAAGTTGCATTCTCACCGACTAAAGCAGAGAGAGATACGCTTTACAAAAAGCAAATCAATCCAGTTGTCGCATTCCCTGGACAAGGCGTAACATTGTTTGGAGACAAAACTATGTTGACTTCACCAAGTGCATTCGATAGAATTAATGTAAGAAGACTTTTCATTGTTCTTGAAAAAGCGATTGCTACAGCGGCGAAGTTTCAGTTGTTTGAATTCAATGATACATTCACTAGAGCGAACTTCAGAAATCTTGTAGAACCTTTCTTACGAGACATTCAAGGTCGTAGAGGTATCATCGACTTTAAAGTAGTGTGTGATACAACTAATAATACACCTGCCGTTATTGATGGTAATGAATTCAGAGCAGATATCTTTGTTAAACCTGCAAGGTCTATCAACTTTATTACGCTGACTTTTGTTGCAACAAGAACAGGAATCAGTTTCGAAGAGACTGGTGTATAAGGGATAAATAAAGGTAAATAGGAGCAAATAAAATGGCAACAATTTCAGACTTTAAATCCCGTATGATTGGTGGGGGTGCTAGAGCAAACCAGTTTAGAGCAACGCTAACTTTTCCGGCATACGTTTCGGGAGCAGTAGCAGGTGTAGCAGGCAGAGACAGTGAGTTCTTGTGCCGAGGTGCCGCACTACCTGGTTCAACAATAGGTAACACACCTGTCAACTATAGGGGACGTGTAGTAAACTTTGGTGGAGAGAGAACTTTCACACCTTGGACTGTCACAATCTATAATGATACATCTTTTGCAATTCGTGACGCATTAGAAATCTGGCAGAATGGTATTAATAACGTAGTAACAAATAGAGGTAGACAGTTTCCTTCTGAATATCTTGTTGATTTACGAATTGACCATCTTGACAGAAATGATGATGTTCTAAAATCGTACTTAATTAAAGATGCATACCCAACTAACATTGGTGAGATTGCACTTGACTTTGGTACAAACGATGCGATTGCAGAGTTTACTTGTGAATTTACATATCAATTCTTTGAAAGTGTTGGTGGTCGTTTTGGTGGTAATGTAACCGCTGATACTACTGCATAATACCTACAA